GATCGGCGCCGGCGGGGGCGTAGGTGACCTTCATCGTGCTCCTCTGCTGATCCTGGCGGCCATGTCGCTGACCGCCCGCTCGACGCGTGTCCTGTACTCGGCCCGGCGGGCGTTCAGCGGGTCGTCGAACCAGCCGGGTTTGCCGCGCTGCGTCACCCATACGTCGCGGTTTCCGAAGACCGGGTGCCGCCAGTTGTCCCGGTTCGTGCGGCGCGGCGCCTGCCGGAAACCGCGGGGCATCCCCCTGGTCGACACCCGCACTCGCACGCCCGCCGACTTGGCGGTCAGGGTCGTCTGCGCCTTCACCTGCCGGGCAATCGCTGACCGCAGCGGTTCGCCCTCGTGCGCCAGCCCGGCCGAGCCCATCGACATGATTTGGGCCTTGGCTGAGGCGACGGCGGGTTCGACGGCCTGACGTAGTTCTTTGGCCAGCTGCCTGCGCAGCCGTAGCCCGTCTTCCTCGTACCGCAGCGCGGTGGCGACGTCGGCGAGGTCGTCGGCAGAGATCTGCCAGGCGCCGGCCATCAGGACGTGGCGCGGGTGATGGCGCCGGTTGTGGGGTAGGTGATCGAGACCTCGGCGACGTCGCCGACGGAGCCGCCGATCGGGTTCCAGCCCTTGAGGTTCACGGAGCCCGTGTATTTCGGGTTGGAGGTGCCGACCGCGGACTGGGTGGCCCGGATCTCGAACGTGACCACGGTGAACGCGAGCGGCCACATGATGCTGTCGAGCGCCGCCGCCGCAACGTCCTGTTTGAAGACGAGGGCGAGCTGGCCGGACTTGATACCGGACAGCTCTTCATGCCAGCCGTTGCTGCCGAAGGTGGTCGTGTCCTTCGATTCGGCTTCGACCGTCAGGGCGCCCGACGAGCAGTAGGCGCTCAGGTCGGTCGCGTTGAGGGCGATGTATTCGGCTGTCAGAACAAATTTCGCCATCGAACGACGCCTTTCTGGGCACGACGAATAGCCCGCCGGCGAGCGGGCTAGAAGAAGCGGTTGGGGGTTAGGCGATGCCCGCCGTGACGGCGAACAGGAAGGAGGGGGTGGTGCCGCTGATGGTGAAACTCACCCGGTACCAGTCGTCGGTGATCGGCCCGGCCACCCGCACGATCTGGGAGCCGATGGCGGTCTGCGCGGTCAGCGTCGTCACGGTGGCCGGCGACGGGAACCCGACGGCGTTGTCGGACTGGATCGCGATCGTGCAGGACGGTGTGGTGCCGGCGACGGAGAAGAAGTGGGCGGCCACGTACAGCTTCTGCGTGGCCGAGACGGCGCCGAGTTGCAGCGCGGTGCCGGTGCCGGTCGCTGTCCGCGCCGTCGGGTTGGCGAGGACCTGCCCGCGCGCGAGGGGCCAGGTGCCTTTGCCGGTCAGCGACCAGGGCGCTACGTCGCCGACGGCGCCGCCGAGCTGGTAGTTGGTCTCGTTGTACTGGCTCACCCAGGCCAGCGCTCCGTCGGCGGCGGTGGCCGGGCAGACGGAGATGGGCACGGCCGCGTTGGCGAAGTTCGCCCAGGCCGCATCGTCGATCTTGGAGAGGTCGGTGGCTTCCCATTGGCCGGCGCCGGTGATCTGCGTCGACCTGATCCCGGACAGCTCTTCGTGCCACACGCCGCCGGTCGGCGCGAATGCCGTCGTGTCTTTCGACTCGGCCTCGGCGGTCAACGCGATCTGGTTGTTGACCGTGGTCAGGTCGGCGGCGGCGGCGAACAGGCGGACGTTGGCGAGGACGAACTTGGCCATCAGCTACTCCCGATCACGCGGACGGTCACATTCGCGCCGTACCAGCTGGTCTCGTTGGAGCCCGGCACCATCCGGTAGCCGTCGATCCGGGTGATCCAGAAGTCGTCCGCCTGGCCGGGGATCGCCTCTTCGCCGGGCGCGCCCCGCGCCGCGAGCAGCGCCGTGCGGACCGAGTAGGTGCCGGTGCGCGACAGCAGCCGGTCGAGGCGGCGTTGCCCGTCGGCGTCGTCGCCGCCGGAGGCGAGGATCCGGCAGGTGATGTCCGCCGTGTCGAAACCGCCGGCGGTGGGCCCGAACGAGCCGTTGGGGTCGATGACGACCTCGGCCGGGTAGAAGCAAGGCGGGTGCGGCTCGTCCGGGCAGTGCGCGTACGCGTCGAGCTCCGGGATGTTCGCCGCGAGCACCGCGTCCCGCAGCGCCGCTTTGACGACGTCGTACTGCACGACGTCAGCCCTCGACGGCCTTCGCCGGCTTGGCCGTCTTGACCGGTTCGGACTTCGCGGCTGCGAGCTTGGCGACGTCCTCGAGGGACAGCCCGGCCAGCTCGGCGTGCAGCCGCAGTTGGCTCATCAGAGCGTCGGCGTGCGCCGGATCGTCGGTGTTGGCGAGCTCGGCGAGCAGCCGGTCTACCGTGGCGGTGGAGATCTCCTGCTGGGTGGGCATGCTGCTCCTCAGGCGAAGATGGTGATGAAGCCGGCGATGAGGCCCTCGACGTCCGGGTCGAACCGGGAAACCCGGGCCACGCCCCACTCGGCGGAGCCGAGGACGCCTTGCGGGGAGTCCTTGCGCCGGTAGTAGCGGGCGGCAAGAAGCGCGGCGGCCTGGGCGACGCCGTAGGGCACGGACGGCCAGCCCCACCGGGCGGTGACCCGCACACGCATCGAGTCCGACAGCCACCCGGCCCGATAGGCGATCTCCGTGTACGGGTGGGCGGTGACGGCGGCGTTCTCCGGGCGCAGCTCGTAGCCGGTGACGGCGGTCCAGCCGCCGGAGAAGCTCGACTTGGTTTCGAGGGTGGTGACCGAGACGAAGTCGTCGACGCGGATGGTCTGCTCGTCGCCGACGGTCAGGATCCGGTCGTGCGCCGGGAAGACCCGGGCGCTGGCCGAGACGTCGAGGCCGAAGCTGCGCCCGCACCGTTCGTCGATCATCTTCTCGGCTGCCGTGATGGCCGCGCTGATCAGCGTGTCGCGGCCGTCGGTCGAGTCCTTGCCGAGCATCGACTTGACCGTCGCCAGGTCGGTGTACGCCACCGCGGTCTACTCGTATTCGACGGTGACGGCCGGGGCGGTGCCGGTCACCGTGACGTGGATGCCGGAGCCGCAGTAGGCCCGGCCGAAAACAGCCGGCGGCGCGGTTGTGGCGGCGGCCGCCTTCAGCGTCAGGATCACCGTTCCCCCTGAGCCGCCCGCGCGGACGACAACCGTGGCCGCGTCCGACCCGCCGGTGAGTACGACGCTACGCAGGTACGCGTTCGCGGTGGTGATGTCGCCGGTCGCGGCGACCGCCTTGAGCTGGGTTGCGCTCACGAGCTGCTCCGGGGCCGGCCACCGCGGTGCTGCCGGTTCGGGCCGGCCGGGTTCTGCCGCTCCGGAGCGTCCTCGCCGACGCCGACAGGCGCATCGGCGGGCTTGACGGTGCCGCTGGCGGCGAGCAGGCAGCCGGGCGAGTCCCGGTTGACCCAGTGGGCGTCGGCCTCGGCCAGTTCGATGCTGTCGCCCGCCTGCCACGGCCCGAACTGGCGGCCGTCGCGGACGGACCGATAGCGGTGCCGCACCTCGAAGACGGCCACGGTCAGATCCCGTCCAGGTAGAGCAGCACCCACACCGACACGCCCAGGTCGGCGGAGGTGCCGTCCCAGCCGGCCGCGGTGGTGATCTCCGCGCCGATGGAGTCGCCGGCGTTGAACGTCGCGGTGCCGCGCGGGGCGGTGACGCGGCCGGACGTGGCGGTCCCGACGGTCGAGGTCAGCGCGGTCTTCTCGGTGCCCGCGATGGTCGGGCCGATCGTGAATGCGCCGGTCGTGCCGGCTGCGGTCAGCAGCCACGACAGGCCGACGATTTCGCCGGCGAACGGCATCACGTAGCCGTCGACGGCGTTCCCGGCGGCGGCGTTGACCTCAGCGATGGGTAGCTGCACGTCGGTCTGCGACGCGGCGACAGCGTCCTGCATGAAGGTCAGCTGCACCAGCTGACCTTTGGCGATGGTGCGGTCGATCTGCACCGCGGTGCTCCTCTCAAACGGAAGGGCCGCACCCGACTGGGTACGGCCCTCCTCGGGGATCGGTCAGAGGCTGATGTCGTAGGCGACCGCGGCCGCCTCGATGCCGGACGCGGCGCCGGTCGGCGTGAACCGGCCGAAGCCCAGGCGCAGCGTGTAGACCAGGCGGGTCTGGTCGCGGCCGGGCAGACGCTCGGTCTCGACCATCACCCGGCGACGCCAGCCGACCTTGAAGCCGCGGACGTTGCACGCCGCGACCTGGCCCTTGATGTTGTTGGATCCGGTCGTCGACAGCTTCCCGTCGGCCTCGGTCTTCGACATCGCGATCGTCGAGATGTGCCGGTGGCCCAGGACCCGGCCGGCCTCGCCGTTGAACACGGTGGCCTGCGGGCCGTACTTGTCGACGGTGAGGTACTCGTCGAACATCGCGATCTTGTCCGCGGTGAACGGGTCGGAGAAGTAGATGAGGTCGTCGGGGTTCGTCGGGTGGCCCCAGTCGACCAGCCGGGTCGAGTCGATCATCAGGGCGCGCAGGTCGTTGAGCTTCTGCAGGGTGATCGCGCCGGCCACGTCGACCGCGTTGGCGGTGTTGTCGACCAGCGCGGCGTGCCGGATGCCGTCGAACGCCAGGTAGTGCTTGGTGTCAGCCGGGTCGGCGTCATCGAGGTTGATGTTCCCGGTCGCCGCATTCGTGTTGTCCCCGTTCAACGCGAGCGAGTCCGCGTAGTGGGCGATCGAGTACGCCGCCTGCCGGCGCAGGAACGGCACGAACGGGATGATGGAGTCCTCCTCCATCTCGCCCGACCACATCTGGTGGATGATGAACTTCTTCGCGTCGACCTGGACGCGCTGCGAGCCGGTCTCCACCGTGCTGTAGTCCGAGGCGCTCGAGGACGTGTTCTCGGCGACGAACAGCATCTCCGGGATATCGACCTCGACCGGCAGATACGCGGTCGGGTGCTGCATCTCGAACGAGTCGATCAGCGGGAACACGCGGCCGAGCTTGCGCGGCGCGTCCCACAGCTCACCGACGTACTGGGCGCCGACCAGCTGCTGGCCCTCCCCGGAGGTGCCGGTGTCC